CATCAGCACAAATGCCACAAACTGCAAGAAGTTCTATGGCAGCTACAGGTGCTAATGAAATGCAAAGAATGATGATGGGTGGAATGATGAAGAGATCTAAACCTATTGATGGCTTGGCTACTAAAGGTAAAACAAAAGGCTCTATGAGATAATGGATATTGACAAGTTAAGAGAAGAACTAAAAAGAGATGAGGGTTGTGTGCACTCTGTATATTTAGACCATTTAAATCTAAAGACCGTAGGAATTGGACATCTTCTTACAGAGTGGGATGAAGAGTACGACAAACCAGTGGGCACTGAAGTTTCTGAGGAAAGAGTCAACGAATTATTTGCTAAAGATATAGATGTGACAATAGAAGAGTGTAAAGTTTTATATGAACATTTTGATGACTTACCTGAAGAGGCGCAAAGAATTATTGCTAACATGATGTTTAATCTTGGCAGACCCCGTTTATCTAAATTTAAAAAAATGCGTGAAGCAGTAATGGATGCTAACTGGATAGAAGCAGCGATACAAATGGAAGATTCGCTTTGGGCAAAACAAGTTCCAAATAGAGCAGAGAGACTTTGTGAAAGAATGAGGAATGTGTCTTGACAAAAAAATACACAAACGAAGACAAAAAAAAGGAATTAAAAAAATTATTTGATAAAAAAAGAAAACAAAACTTTACAGGTAGAACTTTAAGATCAACTAAAAATTATAAAGGAAGAGTAAGAAATTTAGCTTTACCAAAAACAGAATTTAGTTTTGAACAAACATTGAAAGATTATGAAAAGCGAGAGCTTCAAAAGAAAAGATATGGTAGAGAACCAAAAGAAAACGAAATAGAAGTAAGATCAGGAGGTGTCATGAGAAAACCAATTAGACTAAAAACAGGTGGATTTTTATCTACAGGTGATGACAGAAAAGATTTAAACATCATTAGATCTGCAAAGAATTTAGATGATGGTCCAGCCTCTTCTTCATCTTCTACATCTTCAAGCTCATCTTCTGGCGGTATGAAGCGTGGCGGTATACTCAAAAGAATGAAAAACGGTGGTAAGTCAGATACTATGGGCGCATCTCCTGCAGAGATCAGGGCTATAAAAAGCAAAAAAAGGTCTGACGCTTTAAAGAAAGTAAACAGACCTACAAACAAAAGACTTGATATAAATCCTGGCACAAAAGTGAAAGGAGAAATGGAAAGAGATTTAGCTAGATTAGCAAAGATCAAAAAAGAAGCTGCAGAATTTGAAAAAACATTAGAAAAAAAGAAAAAAAGTCAAACCTCTAAATTTGGTTTGTTCGATACTGGTGCGCCTAGATTAGGTGTCATGACAGGAAGAAGAGGCAAGAATGTTGTTAGGGGTGATATCACAAAAAAAATGAATAAAGGCGGAAAAACAAAAAGCACCGTCAATAAAGCAGGTAACTACACAAAACCAACAATGAGAAAGGCTTTGTTTAACAGAATAAAGGCGGGCGGTAAAGGTGGCGCACCTGGTCAGTGGTCAGCTAGAAAAGCGCAAATGCTTGCTAAACAATACAAAGCCAAAGGTGGCGGGTATAGAGGTTAAGGGAGTTGAACAATAGATCCAGCAACAATATCATTAGCCGTAGGAGTGGCTTCAAAAGCATTTAGCGCCATAAAAGCTGGTTTCGCTGCAGGTCGTGATATTGAGCAAATGTCTGGAGATATTGGAAGATGGATGGGAGCTGTATCAGATGTGGATAATGCAGAAAAACAAGCGAAGAATCCTCCCCTATTTGGTAAGTTGTTTAAAGCAGGATCAATTGAAGAGGCAGCTCTCTCAGCATATGCTGCAAAGAAAAAACTTGAAGAGCAAAGGTATGAGCTAAAGATGTTCTTAAATATGACTTATGGACCACGAGCATATGACGATCTGTTAAAGATGGAAGGACAGATTAGAAAACAGCGTCAAGAAACAATTTACAAACAACAACAATTAAGAAGACAAATAGGTGAAGCTATAACATGGTTACTTGTTGCAGCCATAGTTGGTGGTTTTGCAGTTTTAGTTGCAGGCATCTGGATGAAACAAGCACGAGCAGAAAATTATTTACATATGACAGAGGGTTATATTTACAAACCAAAAGACTACACTAGACAACAAAAAATACATCAAGGTAAAATCAAAAAAAAAAATATACTACTTGTAGACTTGCTAAAAGAATCAAATCAAAGAGTGGTATGATGGCGTGTATTTATATAGGAGGCAATAAAACATACGAGATGATGATAGAAAGTTGGTGTCCAAAAAAATTTAAATGTATTTACAATCCTTGGCAAAAAGAACCAAACATTGATGATATCATTGATTCTTTGAACAGTGCGGTTAAAAATAAATGAAAACAAAACAGAAAAAATTACAAACATCAAGCAAATATAATGAGTATGACTTAGATGGCGATGGTGTAGTTTCTGATGCAGAGCTTGCTAATATGAAAGAAATAAAAGAAACAGAAACCGTACTTCGCAAGAACCTTGCTCAACTAAGAATGGCAAGGTATACTTTAATAGCTATGGGATTATTTACTTTTATGATGTTTATGCCTTTTATTAGTATAGAAAGAATAAATGCACTTGCAGAAATTTCTTCACTTTTTTACATTTCAGGCGCAGGCATCGTGGGTGCATATATGGGCACCACAGCTTGGATGAATAAAAAATGAAAAAGAGAGATCCAAAAGTTGGCACAGGAAAAAAACCAAAGGGTAGCGGAAGGAGACTATATACAGATGAAAATCCTAGAGATACAGTAAGTATCAAGTTTGCAACACCAGCAGATGCAAGAGCTACGGTATCAAAGGTAAAAAAGATTAATAAACCTTATGCTCGTAAGATACAAATACTTACAGTGGGAGAACAAAGAGCAAAGGTGATGGGTAAGAGTCAGGTGGCTAGTATATTTAAAAAAGGTAAAGAAGCTATTAGAAAAGCAAAAAAGGTGAAGTAGATGGCTTTAAAAAAATCGCAAAGGAGCTTGAAGGCTTGGGGTAAACAGAAGTGGCGAACAAAAAGTGGTAAACCTAGTACACAGGGACCAAAGGCAACTGGCGAGCGTTACCTACCTGAAAAAGCAATTAAGGCTCTTTCGCCCGCTGAATACGCCCGTTCTTCGGCTGCTAAACGCAAGGCAACTAGAAAAGGTAAACAATTTTCTAAACAGCCCAAAAAGATTGCTCGAAAGACGAAGGCTTATAGAAAGGTCACATAAATGGCAGCAGTAACACCAGACATACCAGAAATATTCCAAGAGGCTTTTGAAAGAGCAGGTCTTGATATGAAAACTGGTTACGATCTAAAAACCATAAGAAGGTCTTTTAATATACTGACTGCTGAGTGGCAGAATAGAGGACTTAATTTATGGACCATAGCAGAGGGCACACAGGCATTAACATCAGGAACAGCCACATATACTTTGCCTACAGATACTGTAGATTTATTAGAGCATCAAATAAGAACAGGCACAGGAACAAATCAAACAGATACTAACCTAACTAGGATTAGCGTTTCTACATATGCACAGACTGCTAATAAAAACACAACAGGAAGACCAACACAAATATTTATACAAAGATTAAGTAACAAAGTAGATGTAACATTTTATCCAGTGCCAGACAGCACACAAACATATACTTTGTTTTATTACAGAATAGTAGGCATAGACGGAATATCCTCTGGAATATCAGGAACTACAACTGCCTTTATTCCTCCAAGGTTTGTACCCTGCCTAGTATCTGGTCTTGCCTACTATGTTGCTATGAAAAGACCAGAAGTAAACGACAGGGTTAATGCATTGAAACAAGAGTAACACATTTTTTGGGAGTTAAATTATGCCACAGTACAAAATAAAAAGCGGTGATACATTATCACAAATAGCTAAAAGCAAGGGATTTACATTAAAGCAATTAAAAGCTGCAAATCCTAAAATTACAGATATGAATAAGATAAGAGCAGGTGCAACTTTGCAATTACCATATTCAGCAACTGGGTTAATGAGTAGAAAGAAGGATGTAGGCACTTCAAGAAGAGGACCATACTCTGGAATGACAAAAACTCAGATGTCTAAATTAGCTGGTAAAGCACCAAAGAAAACGGCAACTAAAGTTGCCATGCCAAAGAAAAGACCAGCAATGCCAACAAAGCCGCCACAGAAGAAGAAGTTAGCTGGTGCTGCTGG